GGTCTTCTTCTTGTAAACATCACCACCAAACGGGTGAGGCTCCTTCTTAATCGTACCAACTGGAACCTTAAGTGCCTTGGTGATCTTCTCATCTCGAGCCTTCTCTTTTGCTGTGGGAGCCGTAACGGAGGAATCAAGCTTGGACTTGTCAGGAGTATAGAGCACTTCACCATCGCGATATCTAAGCTCTATACCACAGGTATCTGCCACCTTCATCATGGCTTGTCTGTTTCCTTCAGAAGAACGTTCCCACTCTCTACCGGAAATGACAATATGAGACACGTCATGTCTGAGATCAATACCACCCCAAACCTGTGCTTCGAGATAGGTAGGTCCACCAGAACCTGAACCCACACATCTTTCCTTGTTACGAGAATTAGTACCCAAAGAGGAAGATCTGTCTTTATCAAGTATCTTGTGAACAGAACCTGCCATGAAAGCACCGGGTTCACCAGAACTGTTGCCAAGAGTGAAAGTGGTCCTGTCTTTGACCTTATCTTTGAGTATCAAAGTGGATTCACCATAACCACTACCCGCACCACTATAGAACGAACCCGGAGCACCTATCATCGAATACGAAGGACGTTCTGCAGGTTTTATGTCTTTGTGAAGATCACCACCAGACTCTCTATCTGAATAGTCAATGATTCTGTGTTCCCAGCTTGCACGAATTCTCTTATCTGTTGACCCATGACCTTTACCAGTTTCAAACAAGTTTTTAGTCCGAGGCTCTTCAGCCCAGAACTTTGCCACGTCGTTGATGTGAAATCTTTGTGTGATAGGGTTAGTGTTTATAAAGTTCTCAATCTCAGACACAAATTTCTCAGCCTTTGCCGAAGAAACAAAAACACGCTTTACATGTTCAGATTTTGCAAGTTCCTTGAGAGATTTACTAGGCACCTGTTTGGTCAACACTTTGGAGATTTTTTCTGAAAACGAAGGCGTCCAATGCGATCGGGAATCAAAAGTCCTGTGTACTTCAGACCCCGCTGAAATAGGGGCAGGTTTCATTTTAAGTCTTGCTTCAGGATTGGACCGATACAAATCCAACAGACGTTTTGATGCTGGAGTAGTAGCTTCAGACTCTTTCGGCATAGGTTCAAGAACGTATCTTTCCGACAGGAAATCACGAAGACCATCAACATCTTCTGTAAAACTAAAATCTTTACCCAAAGTAGCATAAAGTTCTTCTGTAAGGCTATCACGCTCCAACACTTTAAACAGAGTGGACTTGTCAACACCCGAAAGGTCTGATTTCGTGAAGTCTATCTCTTCTATGGGCTTGGGATATCCGGGTTTATAAATAAACTCCTTTTTCCCAGCGTCCCATACACAGGATTCTGCAAGATACTTCTTAAAATCTTCAGCTCCAAAGTCTTCACCTATCCTCTCTTTGGCGTCATGGCGAATGTCGTAATCAACATATGTGACTATCTCTTCGGTTGTAAGATCACCAGCCGACATCTCGCCACTGAGGATTATACGCTTCCTTCCATCAGCTATGACCTTGGCTTCAGCCCGAGCTTCAGCTTCTTTAGCCTCACGCTTTAAATCGACTATGCGATATGGGTCAACTTTGTATTTCTCACCAAGCTTTTTCTTGAGTTCAAGTCTCAATTTTGCTTCATCACTAGAAGAACTTGCAAAATATTCCTTATACATCGGGTCTTCTGTAATCAAAGCATCTTTCTCACCAAGAGACATTTTTGAGTAGTCAGGTTCGTCAGTCTTAGGTTCAGTCTTCTCTGGACTGACCGCCTCAGCAGAATCTACCTTTGCATAAGAATAGGTACCAGTCTTCACCCAAACCGAACCATCAGGGCGAGTGACCTTCTCACCAATAGCAACCTTTTTCTTCGCATCCTTCTCAATCTTGGCTTTCAAGGGCTTGACCAGAACATCATATGAACACTGACATCCAATAACCTCTTCAGCAGGAGCCATAGGGTCGTGAGGGTGCATCATTCTCTCAATACCATACTCTGTCGGGACGTCGAAAGAATCATAGAAGCCAACCTCACGACCGTTCATAGTCAAATGCCCCGGACGCGGCTTGGATACAAGATTGCTATGATGTCTCCAGACTTTGGACAACGCTACATGCTCTGTGTTGACCAAAGAGAACTGTTTTGCATACTCCCACTTGGCAAGATCTAGAGCAGAACGGACTTCCGTAACTGCAATAGTGTGAACATTTGAGGGAGGGTTGACTCCCTTGCCCTGAGCATAAGGAATCATCAGAATATTGACGGATTTTGCCATCTCGTTGATGGCTTTCACGGGGTCAGGATTGTCCGTTAAGATCTTCCGAAGAGAACCCGTCAGACGATCACGAAGAGTATCCGTTATAATTCTTCCCTGTTCTGCAGATTTCCGGAGTGTAACATCAGGAACTGCATACTTGGGGAATTTGAGTTCACCACTCTTGAAAGCAGGTTCGAGAGCCTTCTTGTACCTGCGTTCAGATATGGACATGGCGGACATTTCTGCCCGTCTCACGTTGTCTGTGATGATTTCCTGTATTACCTTCCTATAGGTCAAGCCCTTAAGATTCAACCCATATTTCTTGGAAAGCTTTTTAAGTGTGAGACGAGTTCCAGCCATTATTTACCTTCTATACTTTGCAGACGGATCTCTATCACCTTCAGACGGTTCAATGACATCAGGTTTATCATATTTGGTTCTTTGACCATCAGGCTGATCATCTTTTTTGTTGCCAGTGGCAGAATCAATACCCTGAGACTCAAGTTCTGCGCGATACTGATCATCAAGCTTTCCATTGCTTTCAATCATCTTCTGATCAACCTCATCCTGAGATTTTGAAGCCATATCTCTCAGTGTATAATAAGCATTCTCAACCATAGCCACATGCTTATCATTATCAGAATCCAAACCAATATTGTCAACCACCTGATAAAGATCATCAGCATCATATCCCTCAGGATCGTTGTTATCAGGTCTAATATTTTCCTTGATATAATCAAGTTGTTCAGAATCAAACTTCTTCAAGAATTTGTTGGTTTTTCTAGGGTCTTCAGTTTCCTTGGGGTTCTTCCCTGCAAGTTGAAGTGCTCTATCACCCACATGTTGAGTGGAAGTCTGACCATTATCCCACTTAACACGCATATATCCGTTTTCATCGACCTTGGAGATCGTACCAGTCTTGCCAGATTCGTGTTTCACCTTAGCACCAGCTACAAGCGTTTTCTGTCTTTCGACCAGTTCATTCCTCTTGGATTCTCTATCTTCGGGAGAATTATTGGCAGGTTTCGGGGATTTACCATTATCACCCTGACCCTGACGAGCCTGAGGAGGAAGCTTCGTCCACTGACCACCAGTTTTCTTATAGTCACCATCTTTGCGATGGGAAACAGTACCTTCAGGCATAGCCGCCATAGCCACACGAATGAGACGCTTTGTTCCATTAAGTGCTTTTCTTACAGATTTGTTCATACTGTTCTCCATTGCTCCAAGCTTTGTATAATAGAAAGGATCTTCCTTTAAATGATCAAGAGCAATCTTCCTTGCCACAAGTTCATCATCAGTATGCTCCATTTCAACCTTTATCCCCTCTACAAGCCTTTTACTTGTAGTGTCCTTAGAAGTGTTTTCCATTTATATTTCCAATGGAGAATCAAACATGCTCGAAACAGAAGTCAATGCCTTGTAGGGGTCACCGGCTTTTGATATCCGCTCGACAGCATCCCTGCGAATTTCTTTGAAGATAAGTTCAAGATCATGCTCAAGTTCTGCAGAAGCATCTTCAACTTCAGCCTTTGTATGTGCTTTGTCTGTCATTGCATCATTCCCATCATATTCGGGTCAGGCTGAGGCGGCTGTGGAGGCTGAGCACCTCTCGGAAGACTATACTCTTCTCCCCGGAAAGGATCGCGACCCATATCCTCAATTCGTAGTTCGTTCGCAGTATAAAGACCAGATTCAAGTTTATCCTTCAAGAGCTTGACCCGCACAGATTCTGAGAGTGAAGGTTCATATGTGAACTCATATCCCGAACCAAAACGGAAAGGAAGGATGTCCTGATTCCAGAAATTCTCGAGAGACTGCATCATAGGGAATACACCCTTGTAAAGGTCATACCTTTCCTGAGTCTCAGAAGTAGAACGTCCAGAAGTTGAATCAGAACCTGACAAGTTCATTTCGGTATTGGATGCACCAAAAACAAGACCAACCTCTTCCCTAACCATGCGCTGACGTTCAGACTGATACTGGAAGGTGTCGGCACGAGACACATCCACCACAACAGGCGTACCATGTCCAGTTATAACGCGAAGAGCCTCTTTACGAGCCTCATTCACCACAGTCTCAATCCGCTTCTGTTCGTCCTTGTCCATGGGCATTTCAAACTGTTCCTCAAGGGAACCAAATGGAGTGCGATCGCCAAAGGCTAAAAGCTTCTCAGGAGGCTTTGTACCATCTGCCATTTCAGCCGCTCTCGCGTCAAACATGAGAGATTCTGCTACCTTGTTGACCAACGATTCAAGTGGAATACCACCATACGGATCATCAGAATGGGGAGCATATTGTAGACAGCTCACTTCATCTTGGAAGAACAACTGTGGGTCAAAACCATCAACCACCTGTACATACGAAACAGGATCGCCAATATTGCGACCCCGAATAGGATAAACTGTGCCACCGGGAAGACAGTAAATGTTCTCAATCAACTTGTTCTGGACTTCCTTGAAAGGAACGGCGATTCCGTGAACATGAGTATCAAACACTATGGATTTGGTGAGGTTTTCAAAAGTTTGTCCCTGATTGGGAGACTTGAGCCAATTCTCAATCTCCGAACACTTGTCTTCAGTAATAGCCTTGTTCTTGCGCGACCACCGGAGGAGACTGGCATCAAAATTCTTGAGGTCCATCCTGACATCAGGAAGATATCTGAATATGTGTGCCATAGCACGAAGCCTGATACCAACAGCTTTTGAGGATTTGTCATCCTCATATTCCTGCACCAGATCTCGCATAGAGCGGATTTTCTCAATTATCCTGTCTTCTTCCCTTGACTGTTTGGTGACTTTCCATTCAAGAGAAGCCACACGATTCATACGACTGGTAATTACACCAAAAACTGGTCCGCAGAATCTGAAGATGTCAAGACGTTCAGCAACTGTGAGAGTGAAATAGGGAAGCTGGAACTCTGCAGTCACCACCTGACCATCTTTCAAAGTGGCAGACTGACCCATGAGCGATCTCGAACTCAAAACAGTTATTCCACGCTTCTGATTTACCCTAAGATTGCTTGGTAGATTACTGTTGTCTTCGGGACCGACAGCCAGAATTGACTTTTCTATTTCCATAATTGCTCCTAAATCATCGATATGATGCGTCTTGCAAGTGCTACATATGCTTCAGACAGGTGATAATGGTCTGCTCCATCACCTATCCATTCATACTCCATACGAGCCTCATTATAAACACGAGTGAGAAGCAACATTTGTTGCATATATCTCGGAATTGAAGCTACATTTCTCGGGAAAGAAACCCTCTTCTCAGAGAGTCTAGCCTTAACATTATCAAGGATTTCAGTCCTATTAACTGTTACCTTCCGATTTGCAAGGTCTACTTTATCCTGAGATTTGGCAGAATGGAACTCACATCTGAACCATCCCTTCCATTTTGATACTTGTTTGGAAAGCCTGATCTCAGGCATAGCATCAATAACACCACATACGACGTTGAATCTTCTGCATACTTCCTGTAGTTCTTCAATCTCGCGCAGTTCACCAAAGAAGACTGCACGTTCTGACCCATCAGGCAGGATTTCATTGATACGAGTATGCATAACAGTACCAACGTCAACACCAGCTACACAAACCTTTTCAGAGCGGTCCGGGAGTGAATAGTCACCAATACAACCCTCTATTAAAGAGCTGTCAATTTTCGAACCTTTGGGAGTGTAGGGAAGTCCAAGATCAGAATTATAGAATCGAGCCATAGCAGAATCATCATCAAGACCCGCAGAAAAAGACTTGCACATTTCACCAATCGTAACCTGTGTAGAGAATTCTTTACCAATCTGATAAAATGATGCATCACTATTGGGATCTTCAGCGATCCAGACACCATCAGACTTTCTATCAAGAACCCTTCCACAAGAGCAGATCATATTAATATCACGACCAAGGTTTGGTTCCCATTCGGTATCACGATACGTCCAGATTCCTTCATCTTCCTGCTTTACTACATGATCAAAAAAGAAAGGCTGAACCCACTGACCACATTCACACTTTATATGCCATTTCCATCTTTTAGAATTCTTCCAGAGCTTATGAATTCCAAAATCTGTGATGGTAGGATTGCCAATAACAAACTTTGTAGGATGTTTTGAAGCCGCGAGACGATCTTCAACCATCAATATGTTCTTCTGATCACAACGATCATTCTCGTCTATAATACCATCATCTGCGGGGAATTCCGTAAAAGAAGAAGCTGAATTCGAACCTACAAAAGCAATAGTACCCTTACCCAACTGTTTCATGGTAACATTGTCTGTACCACGATTTTCATGAAGAGCATTACGATACGCACGAGTATTGATCACTGTCTTGTCAAATCTCTCGCGAACAAAACGTCCTATGAGCTTGTCTGTAGGCAGTACATGAAAAATGTTCCTGCCCGACATCGCAAGACTGATCTCACGACAAAGCACATATTCTGAGAATCCACCCTGAGTAGCCTTCATTGCACCAAGATTTGGAGAACTATCAGCGTAAAACTGTTTAAGATAGGGATGTGTATTGAAATCCAGAGTCTCGCCCCGGTGAGTCCTGTGAGATGTCATAGCATAAAATAAAGGTGCCCAATCTCTGAGTATACCTTTTGCTGTGGCAAGCTCACTAGAATCAAGAGACAACACGACCTCCGAAGAATCTGGCATAATTGTTCTTATAGGCGGCTTCCTCATCCTCAGACAAGGAAACGGAGGCTACCCGAATAGGATCACCACCAGAGAGCATCTGCTCATCAATCCAACCATGATTCTTCAAGAAGAAGATCGAACCCGTACACCCGCTTCTAGCAAGCATAGCTTCATGAAACTCTTCAATCCTCGCTCTTGCGCGAGAGATAGTCTCGGCAAAATCAACACCGCGCTTCTCGTATTCATATAAAGAAATTCGGTTCTTGAAACCAAGAGCAAGAGCAATACCAGTCATTGTGGGAGGATGTTGGTCATAGATGGGGGAACCATTGGGAGTGTTGATTGGGTTCCCCTGATCGTCAACCTGTCTAGAAGGTCTGCATTTTATGAAGTATGCCTCTATAGCATCTTCAAGTTCCTTTGCAGTGTCATATTTGAATTCCGGCACAGTAATCACCTCTACTACAATTATAACATATTCAGGATTTTCCGTCAATATGTTTGTGGAGTAAATACTTTAAAGCCAGAAGTCTTTTGATTTTGTATGTTCGTGCACTCAAACAAGAATGATCCATAAAACAATCTTTGCATTTGCCATTACATGAACCAAATACCAATGTAAACCAAGCAGACTTCCTACATCCAACAGGACATAAGAAGTTCTTATGATTTACTCGAATTGAAACGTGATTCTTCATTTTTGCATATCTCCATGAATTTGAATGGCAATACTTCATACCCCGTAGAATCAAAGCAAGATTCTTCAGAATCACAATTCAAGACGTCTGCAACGTGTTCAACACAAATATAACCGTCGTTGTATGAAGCAATAGGAGTTTTATAACAGTTGTCCATCTGCTTCCGGTCCTTATTCCAGATCTCGAACACACAACTCTTGTCATGACGCTCAGATTCTGTGAGTATCTTCATTTCCCCTCCTCGTATTTGATAATGGCGGATTCGATAACGTCGGCCAATTCATTAACATCAAGTTGCACCTCGGTATCAGGTATACTGATTTCTGTTTTTGCTCTCGCCTCTGCGAATTCCCGCGCCCGTGTTTTTGGAAGCTCGCGTTTTAATACTTCGGAGTATATCTCTTTTGTCATTGGAACAAACCACTTTATTTGTGCACGCGTCGCATCTTCCGGCGCTCCGTCCCATACGCCGGGGTTTTTCGCACGCTCGGCACGCTCGGCGAGAAAAGCAAGCGCAACCTTTTTAAGTATATCAGTGTCGCAAAGCGCTTGACCGGATTCGCTGTACGCTTTTAACTTTTCATCCGTTATTTTTTTGTCCATCTTTATTCCCCTTTGCCGGATTTCGCCGTACGGCTCGGTCATACGATCCTTTTCACTTCCGGTTTCTCGGCGCGGTATGCGTACACAATACCCATAACGCAATAAGTGTATCCGGG